GCCCAGATGGTCTCTTCTGTGCTGCTTACCGCTGCGTTGTTGCCGAACTTAAATTTAAGTTTGTGGCCGGGGATCTGCCCACGAGCGACCTGTAGCTCAAACGGTTCGCTTGTGCCGACTTGAGTTATAGATCTTATCTCGTGGACAGACATTGTTTTACGCCAAAAAGATTGTTAGTTCGGCACCTGTACCCGAGATTGCGCTTACATAAACACCGCTTTCAGCAATAATCCCATCACCCGGAATGTTCAGAGCGTTCTGACCGGCTGGGAATTTTTGTGTAAGCAATGTCGCACCGCCGTTGCCGTCGGTTAGCGTAAACGCACCAGCAGCGGTAGCGTACATAACAATCTGTTTAATGCGTGAGCGACCCGGACCTACTGCCCCTGTCGCTGTAGCACTATAGGCTTTTACTGGACCAGCCATTTAAGCCTCCTATTAAGCAGTGGCTGTTGCGCCAGTATCTACACGAATCCAGTTTGAACCGTCAGAAAACACAAGGTTTCCTGTACCAGCACCCGCAGCTTCAGCAACCTTACGAGCATTTGATACATAATAAACGTACCCTTCGTTATCGGCTGAAGCGGTTGGTAGGTCTGCAAAAAGGATTGGGTTCAGCCAGAAAGCAGTGTTTGTCTTTACTGGACCTGAAAAAGTTGTACGAGCCATTTAGATCTCCTGTCGTGGCTAGTGTCAACCGCACCGTGCGGTTGTCAGGGATGACTTATTATACAATAAAAAAGGGCGACTGAATAGCCGCCCTTTAATATCTTTGTACCTACACTTATGCGCCCGGTGAACCGAACACAGCGCGTGGGTCTGAGAAGCCGAAGCTGTAACGCTCACGAGCCTTAAACCGCATGTTGCCAGTGTCGAAATCTGGGTCCATTGCAGTTGACAGAGCCATACGCTCAAAGTGCTTGAAGCCGTTTGGCGCATCAGTCTTGATGAAGAATGCGTCTGGATCGGTCAGGAAGTCGTTGACTACATAACCCTCTGGAAGCATGCCTGAAGACTTGATTGCGTTGATGTCGTTGTCGGCAGTTCCAACACGGAGGTTAGATACCAACAGACGCTCGGCAACAAACTGTAGCTGGCGAGGAATGATCAGCTTCATGCCTTTGAGGGCAACGATCAAACCACGCTCGTCAACAAAACCGGCAATGCTGATAAGAGCGTCCTCAAGTGAGGTTTCGTTCAAGTCAGCGGCAGTGCCCGGCTCGTTAGCAAACGTGCCACCTGAAGTCAGCGGGTGTGATGCATCACAAAGAGCAACACCGTCACCGCCAGCAAATGCACCAGCAGAAAATGCGTTGTTCAGGATTGATGCAGCTTTAACCTGCTTTGTGTGTGCCATTGAACGAGCCAATGCACGAGTGTAGCGAGAAGCCAGACGATCATAAAGATTGTCCTCGACAGCTTCTTCAGTGATTGAAAAGGCCATAGCCACTGTCTCGTGGTTGTAACGAGCAGTGTAAGCTTCGTTGGCATCGTCGTAAGACACGCCTGTGCCTTCACCTTTAACAGGTGCTGCACCGAAACCTGAAAGCATTACCTCTTCCTCGAATGCCCGGTCAGATGACTCGGTATCGAAGATTTCAGCATGCTGACCTTCGTATCGGGTGTATTCCATACCAAAGAGAGCGTTTAGACCCGGCTCTAGTTCTTTGGCAAGTTGTGCGCGAGAAATAGCCATATCTATACTCCCTTAAGCGATTGCGGCTTCAGAATTAGACTGAAGCAGTGCGTGGTTGTTAAGCATCACAATCATTGGAATACCGGCGGCTGTAAAGTCTTGATTTTCTGCATCGTCAAGAATGCCAACAATCTTCAAAGGAAGAGAAGCGTTGGCCGCGTCAAGAGTTGCAACATCAAGCTGTGCGCTAGAAATACCAGTAACTGTGCTGCCGCTTGCACCATTATTGAACTGAGAGTTCTCAAAAATGGCAGCTATAGCAGTAGCTTTGTTTGTGATTGTGGCATCTGTTGCAATTACAAAACGCTGCATCGGGTTGTCATACACATATCCGATAATATCGAAGTTTGTGTTTGCACCTGAACCGGGCCAGTAATTTGAAAAGACTTTTTTGCCAGTCACAGAAGAAACATATTCACATCCAGCGAACACGCCTACGGGAGCTTGAGTGTCTCCGGTTGCAGAACAAACAACGATTTCTCCACCGTTGTCAGCCTTTACCATAGAACCCTGATAGATCGCGCTTGCGGCACTGTCAATGAAGTATGCATTTGTACCGCTAGTAGCAGGTGTGCTACCGGCAGTATTGATCGGCTTGAGGCCGAAGGCAACATTTGTGTTTGCCATTTCATACTCCTAAAGGTTGTGGGGGTTAATCCTTGCCCCCAAATGATACACGACTTTTCCTATCCGAATGAATAGGCATTGAGGGATGCTGTTCCCTCATCAGGTTTTGGTCAACGGCGTCCATTTGTTGACGGGTCTGCTCCCGGAAATATTCAGTTCTTTCTTCTACCGTTTCCTCGGGGATACGGGCAAGCATTAGTCCGCCTACACCGATTACACCTGCATGCTGACCGTCATCAATGGTGGGGTATTGCCCAGCCATCTCAGGGTACTCGTCAGCCCGTACAGGCTCCCATCCTTCCCGAAACTTGGCATTCACATTCATTTTATCATCTTCACCGCGAAGTGCAGTGCGAATCCAACGATGCTTGTACCCTGCCGGGGCTTCGGGTGCCTCCAACTTTGAAGGCGGTGCCCAAGGCTTACGCCGCTGGGTCTTTGCGCGAGTTGCCGCTTCGCGTGGCGTTCTTGAAGAATCAGTCATTTCTTACTCCTTTACATATTTTGCATATTCTTCGAGCGGAACATTTAACCGCTTCGCAATCGCAATCTGCGAAGGTGTTAATTTGACTGTTCTGCGCCCCTTCTTAGACGGTGCTTTAGAAGCACTGGACTCCGCAGAGGCGACTCGGGGTCCCGTATCACCGCGTTTGACTTCTGCAAATTTATGCGGAAAGTCTCGGCGGATCCTCGTGTCAAGTTCATTATAGTAGTCATCGGACGCTGGGTCAAATCCTTCGTCCTCAATTAATTGCCTATGAATGCCAAAAGCAGCGTAGGTCATGGTTTGATCAGTACCAAACCACTCGTTCTTAGTAGCCCACGCCTCTGCTTTGGGATCTGGTGCAGACTGCCGCTGTGGTTGCGGAGCTATTTCCGGCTGTGCAGCAGCAGGTTCTGGTACAGCAGCAGCCTTTTCACGGCGGTTTTGTTGTTCTTCCAACTGGGCTTGATCAATAGCAAGCTTACTTAAAGCTTTTTGCGCCTCGAACATTGCTTCAGCATCGCCGTCATCATAAGCTTTTTGATAGGCTTGCTTTGCAGATTCAATCTGAGACTCGATCCGTGACCCAAACTCCCCAACGTAAGATTGATCGAGTTTATCGAGTCTAGTCTTTAGTTCTTCATTCTGCTTTTTAACCGCTTCGGCAAACTCAATTGCAGCTTTTCTTTGTGCTTCTTCTTCTCTGTACCTTTGTGTCAGCTTACTGATACGTTGCTGTACAGACTTAGAATACTGGTCAAGCTCTTCTTCTTTGCTTTTTTCCGGCTGATCATCTGCGCTAGATAATTCTGACGAGGCTTCTGTTTCCTGCTCGTCATTATCCTGATCTTCGATGATTTCTATTTCTTTTTCTTTTTCTTCTACTTCTGCAATATTATCTGACACAATTATCCTCCATAAGTTTTTATGTCGTCTGGATCGACAATAGTGGCAATGACTTCATCGTCATTGATAATGCGAACCTCACCGCCTTCGATGTTGAATCGAGACCCGGCATAACGTCCGATACATACCCAATCGCCTTCCTTGCACCAAGGTCCAGCCTCGCCAAATTTGTCAAGGTCCTTGTATGCAAGAGGTCCAACATTGAGTACATAAGCTACAACCGTAGCCCGTGACTCTCGCTCTCTTGCTTGATCGGGTACATAAATACCGCCTTCAGTTTTCTCACGACCCATATACGGCATGACAAGCAAACGCCAGCCTGTGGGTTGTGGTACTCTCTCTTTTAGGGGTTTTTGTTTTGCGGCTTCTTCAGCCTTTTTCTTGGCCTCGCGTTGCGCGAGAATGTAGTCAGGTACTATCAGTGTCTTCGACATAATTAACCTTTTTTAGCAGGGCCTTGAGTTCATCAAGAGCGTAGGCGACACCCTGTATTTCGCCGACTCTTGCTTTGTAGTCTTCCCAGTTCTTGACATTACCATAAGTAATACCTTCGCTGAGAGACTCAATCCTTGAATTCAGTATTTTTTGATACTGATTGATAAACTGTAAAACGTCCACCTACACCCCGCAGTCACAATCTGATTTCCCACAATCGCATGGCATATCAGTCATTGGACCGCCTTCCTCCCATGCAGCACAACTATTAGTAGCACTGCACATAAACTTTAGCAACTGGCAATAGCCAATTTCCCCGCTTTCATCCTTCATACACTGCTGCATATGCTCCGTTATGTTAAATACGGCGCACGTTCCACAGCTTTCTTCTTGGTTTACTGCCGGACCGTACTGATGATCTTTAATAGCATATCTGGCATTCTCCTCATTGGTCTCTACGTCTTGCGTAGCAATAGGACACGCATCCTGCATTTTGTCGACAGGCAAACCTTCTTGGATTTCTTTTGTTAAATCCATTCCATCAGGAATTAGTTTAATTTCTATTTTCATAATTACCCCGTAAAGTACCCATACAAGTTATCAAATGCCTGACGTGCGCGTTCTGCGGCGGTTCCAAGGAAATTTTTGTTTTGTTGATTACCGCCACCATAATATGTTTGACCCTTTCCTCCGGCACTATACAAGCCCGATTGCCCTTGATACCCAGAACGATAGGTCTTTCCCTCCGCAAGTGTCATTACATTAGGAAGGCTTCTGGAAGACTGAGGTCCTTGAATTTCTTTTCTTTCGCGGGGTTGAATCTCTATGAACTCGCCGCTAGGAGTGCGTTGAAGTATCTGTGGCTGAAAATCAACTGTAGGCGTTTCTGTTAAACCCATAATTCCCAGTACGTCGTTAAAAAAACTTCTGTCATATGTCCCGTCAAAATTAGCGTCTGCAAGTGCAGCCCCCGCTGTTGTTCTTAAGTCTTGTGCATTAATGTCTTCGGGTCTTAGGGTTCCTCGGTTTGATTGTTTTCCAATTTCACCCAAAGCCCCTGTATTTAATTTGTCTAAAACCGTGTCAATATCTCTTACAACATCTTCGGTTGTAATAGGACCAGCCGATCTATTAAGTTGAATGTTAGCCTCTGGAACAGGAGCGCCATA